TTGTAGCATATAAATAGCCTAATTTGCCAAGTATGAGAAACTGGCAGAATAATACCGTTCTGTCGAAAGATTTAATATTACTACGCCATTAGATTTATTAATATAAAGCATGTGATTATCGCCATTTGTACCACCTGCTGCATTTGCTCTAACATACGTAGTTTTAGGGTAATATGTCCTTGCAATACTGGCAATAATTAATGATCCGCTAGACTGCTCAGATGTAATTTGTACGCCTAACGTTACAAATACTCTGTTACCTATTTTTGAAATTGTATTGTCAGATTCCCATGATACACAATTGACTAAAGTCAAATCGGTGTTCTGGTTTAACTTGCCAGTTAAACGAGAACAGGCGGAGAGTTTTCCCAACACTCTCCGCCTTGATGAAACGAATAATATAATGCTCTTTCAATTTATCATATTCCTCGCGGCACGTCAATAGATCAAGCTACCGCCAGATACTTTCTGGTGGTCTGGCCAGCCAGACCATCCGCAGTGATTTTGCAAGACTTCTGATATGCCAGGATTGCTGCCACGGTTTTGGGACCGCAGATTCCGTCGATATCATCCTCTGTCAGCAAGCCAGCTTCCATAAGCTCCCACTGGATCCACTTAACACCTTCTCCCTTGGAGAGATATGTCTTGACCTTTTTCTTTTTTGCCTGTTCCACACTGGTAACAATGACCGTAGGCTCTGTGTAAGGATTGGTGCCCTTCCAGGTACCGGTTACCTTGGTATCGTAGGTATAATCAATCTCCTTGAATGTCAGTCCATACACCCACTTGGTTGCGGACACCTTAGTCATTACTGTGCCATAATTAATGCCCTTGGCCTCGATGCACATAGGTACTCCGTTGACCTTACCAATGTACACACCTACATGGCCAGATTTCCAAAGGACAACGCCCGGCGCGAAATTATCAATCTGAGCAATCGGCATTCTGGTGTATGCGGTCTGATAAAGCTGATAGGATCCGATGTTAAGCTGCCGGTATCCGGCAATCAGGCCGGAGCAGTCCACGTTGACCTTGCCGACCTGTCCCCTGCTGTGTGCCTTGGCCATGTATGCATTGGTCACGACCTTAGGATACATTGCGTGCATAGTGGTCATTTTCTTTTCTGTGAGATTTCCTTCCGGGATCTTGGCCCCGTAAAAATACGGGGTTCCAAGATGTACTCTTGCATATTCTGCCAGTCCATTTCCTGTCTTCATTCTCCGGTTACCTCCTGTGTTTCCTTAGGCAGCTTGGCCTTATCTTCTACCTTTCGGTTAATATATTTCATAAGCGGCATCAAAAACGGAGGGATCTTTACCCCACTATCCTTCAGGTTTTCCAGGATGCTGATCAGTTCATTGACCACCAGCCATACCGCTACCACCGTTGCAACTACAAATGGTACTGCAATCTCAATTCCGGCACACTCGACACTGTACTGGATTAACACATCCGCAAATGCTCCGACAATTACCAACATCCACATGCCAATCTTTTTATAGATGCCCCGGATACTCTTATAGCTGCTGATGCCTCCGTCCTCCCTAAATTTGGCTGCCATCAGTCCGGTGATGTAATCAATGATATTGCATCCCACCAGCAGTAATACCGGAATTGCCAAGATCCCCAGCCAACTCATTAACACAGATAATGCTGCAATCACAGTTGCTTTTACTTTGTCCATAATATAGACCTCGCTTTCTTATTTTTATAATATGCGAGCCGGTCACCTCCCGTCGGGAAGCAATCGGCTCTTGGCTCTTGGTTGCTATGTAATTGGTTTGGGACCGTCTCTCACTCTCATAGGCAGCCTCCTACTCTGCGGCCGTGGTCAGATCTGCCAGCTGTGTCTCCAATGCATTAATCTGGTCCCTGAGCGTCTGCCGCTCCGCATGCACCTCTTCGATGTCGTACTCTGTTTGCTCGCCCAGTAGCGTATACTCATAGGTCTTAATGATTTTATAGTCACTGGCAGCAATCCGGGATTTGAGATCATTGATCTGCGCGGTCAGCTGACTGACCTGCTGCTGTCTGGCCAGTTCCGCAAGCTCCTCTTCTGTTGGCTCCGGTTGCACCGGTACAACCGGTTCTGTATAGACGGATCCGTCATCGGACAGCTCGTACCAGCCGTCGCCCTCCCGGAATAAAGTAGTGTATGCCTCATATTCGCCGTTGTCCAGCGGGTATTTGCAGTCCGCATCCAGATAAAGCCGGAATCCGGCAGTATTTACGGTGAGGTCATCTCCGGTAATCCTGATCACATGAGGACTCTCTTCTGATACAATGACCTTGGTAACAGTCTTTTTATTTTTAAATTTGATATAACCCATGTGGGCTCCTTTCTGCGCTGTTCTGGCCGCGCCCGCCGTCTGATCTACTTCGTTAAATGGCAAGTTAAGCTTGTATACATACGGAGACAAAGTATATGGATCAAGTAGTACTACTATATCGCCAGCATCTTGGTCGGCTCAATGGATTAGTATTGTAATCCCGGATGGATATAGCTTTTTTACCGCCATATGTTGTAGTGATAATGATGTAGTCTGCGGAGTATCAGCAGCTAATTACGACAGTGATAACAATCGATTACTTGTTAACGCTTACAATCGCCATACACAGTCACGAGACTTTTCCCATGTGTATATAGTACCGATTTTTATAAGAGACTAATTATTGGCACATGTAGACACATGATAGCCTCAACGTATGCCCTTTTGATACTGACTTACGGTTTACGATGGCTGATCCATTGATATAAAAATCATTATAAGTATTGTCCTCCGCAACAAAGGCACCAGGATAAGGATTACCTGTATACGTTTGTGGTAGGTTACTAACTATAGCGGAGTATGCACCTATATCATTTGTGACAGTTAATGTACCACATCCAACACATATATATCCGATTCGAGTATATGTAAATATGCCAGTGATATTATCATGGACAATGGCTTCAGTTGCGGTGCTTAACTTGCCAGTTACATCAGTAACCGCATCTGCAACCGCCTTGGCATCCGGGACATAGCCTGTGGCTTTGGTGGCCAGCAGATCATCCTTGGATGTGATCATCTGCGCAAAAGCCGGTGCGGTCAAGTCCGCAAAAAACTTTTTAATCTTGCCAAAGACCGTCTTTACGCTCTCGCCCGTATTAATGTTCTCGCGGTTCTCCGCCTCAGTAAACGCGATCTCTGAATCTCCGATGTCACCACTAAATCCCTTAGCCAAATAGATCCAATTGAGCTTATCATCCCTCGGTGCTCCATCCGGAGCATCTTTGATGGCAAGATATGTGCTTCCGTTATGTGCCACTGCATCCAGCCGCTCATACGCAGTATTGGATGCATATTCTCCTTTGTAAGATATTCCGATTTTTCCGAGAGCCTTGTAACCTTCCGGTGCTGCCATAGTTCACTCCTCCTTATGCTACTTTCCAATACAAAACATTGTCATCTGCTACAAAATCCACACCCACGCCATCCTTCATATAAAGGTTCATTGTGGCTTCGTCTAAATAAAATTTAGGCTCGCTGATGCTTGCGTAAGTCTCTGCACGATCTGCATCTATCTTAGCCTGCGCCGCAGATGCTGCCGCCGCAGATGCCTGCTGTATTGCCGTTTCTGCTTGTACGGTAATATCCGCCAGGTAATCCGGCTGCAGCTTATCCGCCGTAATACTCCCTTTCTTTATATCTGCTTTTACCTTGCCATCTTCCCCAATGGTCCAATAAATGGTATCCGAGTCTAAAAACTCAAACTGCGTGATGAGTGCAGACATATCTATGTACTGTTCTGTTCCATCTTTTAAGTAGATAATAAGCTGTTCGGTAGCCGGATCATAGCCGAAGTTGATGGCAATCTGTGCCATCAGGGTATGTAATACCTTGGTTGCTCCAGAATAATAAGTAACCGTAATATCGCCATTATCCTGATTAATGGTAATTCCCGTGATCATCCCATTAGCCTCTGTAGTTGACAGCTTAGTCAGATCCAGTGTAATCACACGCTCGTCAATAATGCGAGTCGCATTACTTAGCTTGTCCATGTTGGTCTTATTTAATGCTGTTTTGATAGATGGTTTATTCTCCCAGTAATCCTCTTCCCAGTCATACGCTTTCTGCATCCTGCTCCACCTCTTTCTGTTTTGCCTCGGCAGCATCGCGGTTCGCAATCTCCGCCAGTAATGCATCCCTGGCTTTCTGCTCCTGACGTGTCAGCACCTCCTGCAGAGCCATACGCTTGACCTCCTCCGGCAACCCGGAACTATCCACAAAGTTTGTAATTGCCTGACTAAATTCCCTGATTTCTAAATTGCTCATTCTTAATCCTCCGGTCCCAAATAAGTTATAACAGTCCCACTAATGTTTTTTGTTCTCCACGCAACTACTGTACCTTTATAATTCATGTACCCGCTGACACCCATTGCTCTTACGCTGACCAGATCAACGCTTGATAGCTTATTTACGATAGTCGCAGCGCTGATTCTGTCCGCTTTAATTACACCGGAGGATGTCCAGTTGGCTACCTCCATGTAATCAGCCTTTACGGTTCCGGCGCTGATATAGTTGGCTTCTACCGTTCCCAAACGAGCGCTTACACCATTCAGATCAGAGACTGTCACATGATCTGCTTCCAAGCTCCCCACGCGGCCACTGACGGCATTCAGAGAGTCAATGGTTGCCTTGGTGGCAATCAGGTTGTTCAGTTCCAGTTTTGTCACATTCAACGTCTCTATGGTGGCATATTTGCTGACCAGTTCATCCGCATTTACCACACCGACCAGGTCTATCCGCTCTGCCTTGATCTTGATGCTTTCCGCAGTCTGATTGATCTCTGAAACGATATTGTCCTTGGATACTTTGGTTAAAATCTGCTGTGCGTTGATGCTGATCTGTGCAGACAGATTCTCGTTGACATCCTTCAGTTCCAGTCTGGTCTCTTCCACTGTCCTGGTAAGGACATTCGACTTACCTTTCAGTTGAATAATAGACTTCATAAGGCCGTTGACCTGCCCGGTACGGTACTCCTCGCCCTCCGCAGTGTAACTGTCCCGGAGTGCCTGAATGCCTTTAAGCGTACGCTGTAAAATATAGGTATAGATGGTCTCCCGGGAAGTATACAGCAGGATACCGTCTCCAACCTCCAAACATGGATTGCCACGGGCCTCTACCTGCGCTGGTCGGTACCACACACCACTGATCACGCTGAGGACGTTATCTGCGATGGTCTGCAGGTCTGCCGCAGACTTGCCGTATATCAAAAAGTTATCCTCGATGATGTAACAATTATTGCCATTACCAGCGATGGCACCGATGTCGTTCTCTTCCTGGCAGATCTGCAGCTTATCAATATGTTGGACTACAAAATCCTCATACTGGCAGGAGATATAATTGCTTCTGGATACCTCCGTGGTTCCCATCGGATCTGCCGGGTAAAGATCATCTGCAGGATACAGATCATCTGCAGGATACAGTCCCTCAATCATTCGTTCCAGCAACACATACCGTAATTTTCCATTTCTGCCGATATGGCCAAAGCAGCCGTTGATCTCACAAATAGCCTCAATGACTGTCTTTCCCGGGAGTTCTCCGGGATCTATGGTCTTTTCCACCATCATTGCATCGTTAATCAGAGTAATCTCTTCCTGTTCCACACCGACATAGGAGCAAAAGCTATCCCTAAACTGTCGGAGCGTCATCGGAAAAGTCAGGCTGTTGTACCACCCGGACACCTCCGCATTCAGGATTTCGTACATAGCATCATAGGCTACGATATCCTTATAAAGTCTGTCCGCCGTCGGCTTGTCCGAATATACCTTATACTCTCCCAACTGATAGGCTTCGTCCTGACCTGCAAGCAAGATAGACACTCTCATTTTCTTACCCTTGAAATTCTCTGCCGTATCAAGTACCTTTATTTCAAAAGACGATGCATTGCAGCAGCCGAACCGAAGTTCCTGCTCATCACAGATGGACTCTGTCACAGTCATTGTCTCTGATTGGAACTCGGCATTGGTCAGAGTGGTGCCGGATCCCGAATATGTAATTATCAGCTGTTTATCCACAGAGTCATCATAAAACATCTGCTGTATACTTTTTTCCATGCTAATACTCCACCAACGTCACCTTGAAATCGTTGTAATCTATGTCACTCTCCTGCTCTGATAATGTGTGGATGCTGTAAGTAGTGTCTGACATATAAAAAATTCCAGAAGAATACTCCAGTGTCTCATCATTCCAGTAGGTACACCTGACTCTTCTCTGATTCTTTTCCGTCTGAGGGAGCTCTGCAAGTCCAATGATATTGTTCCACGCTCTTCTCTCTTCCAGATTCATTTCTCTAATATTCAAAGTCAGTTTCGTCTTAAAATTCGGCGATGTCTCCCGGTGCAGTAGAATATTGGCATCTCTGTAGGCATCTATCTCCACACGCTGATTCGGAGTACTTTCCCAACCATCAGCCAATAAGAAGGAGTTGGGGAGAACAACGTCCCCAAACTTAATTAACCACCCTCCAAATTTCTGCATTGTTCTCCCTCCTTCCTAAATAAATGCACTCTGTCCATGCGTATTTTGATACATTCGATCCTGCCGCACGGTCTCCCGGAATATCTCCCGTCCGTCCAGTTGCGCCACAAACGTATAATTACCACCACCATTTTCCGCCTGTGCCTGCTTAAAGGCTTCAATCATAGTAGCCAACGGTGTCTCGATGTTGGTCTGCCCTCTTGACTGATCTCCGAGAATTGCTGCGAATGGCTTGCCGCCCTGAATCACTGCACCGTTGGCCAGACGAGGAAGTGATACTTGCGCATTCCAGTTCGGAATATTGGGACCATCCCATTTTTTCCCGCCAAATACCGGAACCCAATCAGGTATATCTATACTAATGGAATTGATAGCATCAATAATGGCATTTATCGCCTTAATAAAGCCGTTTGCAAATGATTCTGCAATAATATTCCCCATATTTGTAGCATCCTTTGCATATCCTACGATTGAGTCAAACGCACCTTTCCAGTCTCCTACAAATAAGTTTTTTACAAAGGTTCCCAGTTTACCTAGCATATCCTGTAGTGTGGCAAGTGCTTCCACGCCATTGCCTGCCCACACAACCACACCGGCTATAGCTGCTATTACTGCCATCACTGCACCTACGACCACGGTTGCCGCTCCACCAAGAGTAAGGAATACCCCTGCTAATATTGCACCGGCAGAAATCAGCAGCAATGTCATATTTTTGGCATTTACACCGTTTTCCGTAATATCTTTCAGTGCAAGGATCAGCCCTGCCGCTCCGCCGACAATCAACCCGATTCCTGCGGCTACCGGCCCGAACAGGATCAATAACCCGGTTACAGCCAGTGCCAATCCTGCGACATATCCAACAATACCATCCCAGTCCACACCGTTTTTCCACATTTTGATGTAGTTATATACCATCAGTGCAGCTCCGGCGATTAGCATTACCAGTCCTAGAGCCTTAACAAGATACGGTCCAAGTCCTTCAAGATCTTTTAAAAGTCCAGCTATTTTCCACGCAAGTAATGCAATTCCTATAGCAATTACTAACGGTTTTATAAGTTCCAATAATTTCTTTGCTTTCTCCAGCATTTCCACCATTTTGGGATCAACTTTGGCTTCTTCGAAAGCATCCTTGCCAGTCAGTTCTCCACCACCTGCAGTGACTCCACCCTGATCGTTCAGCACATTCAGTTCATCAAATGCTGCAAGTGCCTTCTTTGCAGACTTACTGGCAGTATCCAATGACTTTGCATAATCTATGGTCTGTTTTCTCGCACGAGTGTAAGTGCTTTTCCCCTGCAGGATTGCCATAAATTGAGCCACGGCATCTGCCGCCTTGATCAACCAATTAATAAGCTTTACCAGATACGGGATAGCCATATTGACAATGGGCTCGAACGCTGCTGCCAGGCTGTTTTTAAACTGTGCACAGCTGCTCTTTAGAGCAGACATCTGTGCATTGTAATCCTTGGAATACCTAGCAAGATTCTGAAAGCCCTCTTTCATCGCCGAGACCATTGTGTTAAATCCCTTAGTGATCCAGTTAAACACCAATAAGCTTAAGGTGATTCCCTTTAGCCGCTGCAGTAGCGTCCCAATCAGTCCATTTGTTTTTTTTACTCCGTTACTGGCCGTTGAAAATGCCTTCTGAGCACTTTTTCCAGCTTTTTCAAATCCTTCCGCCGTATATCCCTGCTTCTGCATCAGTTCGGCCTGTCTCGTATTCAGGGCGCTCAGATTTCTCTCTGCATAGGCTAAATCCTGAGATAGATTCTGATATTGTTCAGTGTCCATTCCGGAAGTAAATGCCCTTCCCTCTTCCACAAGCTTCTGCATTTTTTCTTTTAGTTCATCTATTTTTAGCCCAGCATCCGCTTCCTTCTGAATCAGGCTCTCCCAAGGGGATCCCATATTAAGCCCAGCCGCCACGAAATTATCTTCTTCAGCTACAAGCTTTTCCAGTGCTTCTTGTGCTGTCTTTAATTCCGCTTCCAGTTTTTGATACTCTTCTGATGGGATTTTCTGTTCTCCTACCTCCCGCGCTTTTTTTCTCAGATTTTCTACCTTATCAGTAGCCTTATCTATCTGCAGTTGCAGCCGCTGCATCTGAGATGTATCAATTCTGGTACTTATTCGGATTTCATGATCTGCCACAGTCTCACCTCCTGTCCCCAAAAAAGAAAATGAGCCTATCACACCATTAGGTGTGACCGGCTCATTGGCTCTACTTTTCCTTCTTATTTATATTTGCATATTTCATGAAATCATTGATCCTTGCCTGCTCCTCCGGAGTAATTGTGTCATCTTTCGGCGGTTTGATTTCATATATTTTCTTGGCGTCTCTGTATACCTTTTTCTGTTCCGGCGACATTTTACTGGTGATCTCTTTCTGCCGGATATCCATAACACGGGTAAATGCACACTCTTCCAAATTAGTCAGCAGTCCCATAAACTGAAACCAGTGCATCTTAGATCTATTCAGGTCAATATGATATTGCGACCAAAAGGCTGCATAGATTCTCCACTGATCAATATCCCAATCCATGACTATATCATTTCTCTTCTTTTCAGGATAATTGTCATGCAAAAAATCTGTCATGTACCAATTTATGGCTTTACCAATACCTTCATTGTCCGGTTTTGAGTCTGTCGGAAAGAGCAGCCATGCCGCTATATAAAACTTTTCCACATCAGATAGAGATCCATCCGCAAGGCACTGGGATATCATAATACCAGTTTGATAATCCGTATCTATAGGATATCCATTCCAGTACTTTGGTAATGGATCAAGCAGTATATTATACATGCCCTCACCTCATCGTCTATGTCCCTTACCACCATGCTGTTTTCCATTGTACGGAATCGGAGAATTATTTCCCTTTCTACCACGATTGTATTTTTCATACAGTTCCTTAGTTCTCCCGTTTGTGTATTTCTCAGCAATAGGACAAATCTGGTCAAAGAAATCAGCAATCATAAAGGGATTCGGTGTAATATCTCCAAACACTTTCTTACAGGTATCCGCTCCAAATACCCTGTCAATGTCATGCATAATGTCATGAGTCTTGTTAATCATGATCTGCAACTGTTCCCTTTCGGATTTTGCCTTAAACTCACTACCTGCCACATAGCGCTGGATCTTTTCCAAATTCTCTACAAGGTCTTTAAACCCTGCATAGAACTCCTGGCTACCAAAATTACAGATAATGGTATCTCCCTGATCATTTACCTCTATTTCCGTTCCGACTGCAATACTTTTCAGTTTTTCCATGAGTTATACTCCTATTCACTGGCAGTGAAAGTTTTGGTTTCCACCGCAAAGGTGCCGTGGATATCATCGCCGCACTGCTTGACATTGATCACATTGTGCACATAGTCGCCACCGTCTCCGCCACTGGATGTCACAGACACGGTGCAGGGCACCTTGATTGCCTTGTAGGTACCGGGTGTTTTCTCCACCTCATCCTTCAGCCGAAACCGTACAAAAGAGGTCTTAGCCTTGGCTCCCACGGGCAAGGTATCCACCAGACGATCGATAAATACCTGTACCTCATCCTCCACACAGTCCTCCTTGTCCACGTCAAAGGATCTCTGATAGGATTTCACCTTATTGGATGCACTCGCCTGATGAATGTAGTGCTTGGTCTCCTCTTCAGGATTCATCTCCTCGGTCAGAGACTCCACACCATCTCCAAGCAGTTCATACTTAGCAGATTCCACATCCATACTTGTGTCAATGTAATGTCTTAAATCTTCTCTCACGATTATTCTCCCTTCTTAAAATACTCAATGAAAATTGTCATCTGATACAGAGCTTTGTTCTGTTCATTCTTACCCATGTAAAACGGACTGGAAACTCCAATCTTCTGAACGGTCACGCCATCCAGCGCAGGGAAAACCTTCTCCCGGTTCTGCCTGTCGATCCAGTCTGTCAGTGCTTCCAGCCATGCTCCATTTTCCTCGCAATCAGTATTAGTCTGTGTATCCATCCTCGCCCGGATCTGATAATATTCCTTATGGATCTCAGCACCACTGATAAATCGCTTCACGTTGACCGTAGGCTCCTTGACCAGCACGTAATCCACCGTGCCGCGCATCAGATCCGTATCAATATGCTTCATTTCCTTCGGGTCAAACTTTTTTAGCCACTCAATAATTCTTCCACTTACAGTCACTTCATAGCCTCCTTGGCTGCCTTAATCATGTTTTCTGCACCGCCTGCCTGTTCATACCGTTCCGCCCATTGATGCCCTCGGAGACCACCTGCTTGTTCTCCACCGTTTGACCAATTCCAGTCTTTCTCTCCGTAGTAAAGCCGTCTCGCTTTATCATCGCAGTCATAAACTATTTCACCAGATCCAACAACGGTATGAGTATGCCCGCTGTCAATCAATGCTCCCGTGTCCATCGGGACATAAGGCTGCACACCACGTAAAAATTCCTCATCCACGGCTTTCTGCACCCTGCCTCCCGGCTCCAGTCCCAGTTCCTTGATAAGGCTCGCTGTACTAAAGTTACAGACATAATCCATTCTTCCTTTACTCATTGCCTACCACCTTAATTGTCTTAAGCCGAGGGCGGTTACGATTATCCGATACCGCTGTGACAGTGACTACATACTGGTTATCCTCCGCCAGATCTGACAGACTATAGCCATCCGCAATCTCCCGGACACTGTTTCCCAGTACCAGCTTGTCCTGCCCGCTCTTGGCATCCAGTGTCCAATACTTGGCGGCCTCCTCCGCAGGGAGTTTTCGATATTCCTGTGGCTCCAGGTACGGCTTATTGCCATAACCCCTCTGGAAATCTACCGTGATGCTCTCAACCTTCGTTTCCGTCTGCACGCCATTGACTGTTGTAAGCGCCGTTTTGTTATGGCTCCACTGGACTCCCCGGACAATGGATCTGATCCATGTCTCCTTATCTGTCTCGGGATCCCTATGGTAGTTGTAAACTGTCATAATATCCGTAAATAGTACACTCATAATGCACCTGCCAATCCCGTACCGGACAAGCCGGAACGTATCACAGAGGTAAGCTGCTCTTCCTTCTCCTGTGCTGTTGTGACCTTATAGGATTCCAAATACCCGTCATTACTGACGGATGCTATGCCGGTACCCATTCCGGAGGCATCCTGCGCTGCGATAGTATTGAGCAGCTGGCAGAAGGTATCCTGAATCTGCATATGGACCTGCTGCTGGAAGTCTGTTGCTGTGTCCTCGTTATAAGCATCCTCAAACCGCTTTGCCCTCATATGGGTGATGGAATTAAACTTAATCTCTGCCCTTTTTGAAATCTTATCAAATTCTTCCTGGTCAGAAATATTAGAATAAAGGGAGCTGTAATACTCCCACGTTATGTAAGACATACTGCTCCCTCCTTTTCTACTCTTCTACGGGATCCTGATCTTCTGCCTTGGTCTTTTTGGGGACCTTCTTGGCTTTCAGATCTTCAATCTCCTGTGTCAGTGCTGCATTCTCGGCTTTCAGATCTGCGATCTCCTGTTTCAGTGCTGCATCTTTGGGAATTGCTCCCATACCTACTGTCCTCATATACTACCTCCTACGCCTGGTGGCTTAAGTAGATACCAGCCACCTTATTCTTGTAGACATCCACAATACCATACTTACGATACTTGATGATATCAGCATCAGCATCCGGGTTTGCAGATGCAGGAATCACATTAGATACCACATGCTTGTCATGTTTGATGATTGCGGGCTTGTGAATGATCATAAAGTTAATGGATTTTGCAGCTTCCTGCACCATCTCATAGTAAGAGGACATAGCCCCAGCGGATGCACTGGAACCAGCAACGGGAGAATAAACTCCACCGCTCTCCGTGTAATATGTCTTACTGGTTACCGGTGTAATGTCCTTAGTCTTTTCATACTTTGCAGTACCCTTTCGATAATGTCCTGCTTCCTCTCCTGCAGACTTACCGTCCAGCAGATCAATAGATGTATAAAATCTGCCCTGAGGTACGGGTTTCTTGATAGTGAATCCCGCCAAAATCTCCTTGGACTTATAAGTATCCATCATTACCAATGCATTGAGCAGATTGGTTGTTGCATACAGGATTCTGCCCTCTTCCGGTACCTCGTCATTATCCATCGTATTCTTAGCCTCCAGCAATTCTGCAAGGAACTCCTCTGCTGTGACAATTTTCTTTGCCTCACCTTTAGAAATACCTTCAATTCCGGCCAGAGTAGCAAATGTAAATGCATCCGCTTCCGGTGCTACTTTGGTACGCATAAGTTCCGCACCTGCCATGCCAAATGCCAGTTTATAGGTTTCCTGATTATCCATAGCATCTACAGACAACTTGGCACCACGATCATAGTTATATTCAGTGGATACCCACTTGAAATCTACAGTGCCTTCCGTGTAACCACTATTACGGTCATACTCTCCCAGACCGGTTACTGCAATCTGGGGATATACGATTTCCTTTGCATTTGCTCCGGCCCTTGCCATTGCGGGATCTCCCGTCAGATCTCTGGTAACGGATTCTCTCTGATACACCTCATCAAGCAGAGGTGCGAAATTTTTTGCTAAAATAATTGTGTTAGACATTTAATTCTCCCTTCTTATTTTGTCTCCGATGCAGGGGGCAATCCCATAGCGGCTCTCATTGCAGCATCATCTGCATTCGATCCACCTCCGGTTCTCACCTGTCCGATCAGATTTCCTGTTCCTACCGGATTAGGCTCCGGTGCGCCGAAGAGCATTTTACTATCTTCTGCTTCTGTTAAGGCTTTCAGTGCTGCTGCGATATCCTCTTTCTGGTTTTTAGATGCTTTCAGTGTTTCCACATCCAACAGCGCCATAATAGCCTTGGCATTCTTGCCATTGGCCGCAGCAATGTTTTCTTTCACAAGATCATTAAAATCGCGATCTGCAATCTTAGCATCATAATCCTTCTGGATATTAGCTTTTTCTGTTTCCAGATCATTGATTCTCTGATTCAGGCCAGACACATCTACATCCTTAAATCCGTCTAACTTATCCTGTAAGTCTTTCATGGCGGTATCATTAGCCTTGATAGTCTCATTGGCTGCGTCCAGCTTCTTGGCCTGATTGTCATAGTCAGTCATGGTCTTGTAATTCTCCAGTACGGTCTTTTCAAATTCCTTTTTCTTGTCCTCCGGCACTTCCAGACCATACTCTTTCATGATTTCAAAAATGTTCTTCATATTATCCTCCTAAAATATTTTTTGAATCGCACTTTCTGCGATATGGGAAATTGCGGAAGCAGGGATCGAACCTGCGACCTCCGGGGCATGAACCCGGTGAGCTGCCTCTGCTCTATTCCGCCACTGTAGAGCAATAAAAAAAGAGCCGCAGATCAATTACTTGGAATTGATCACATCGGCTCTAGGCTCTACGTTGATTACTATTTCATTTTTGCATTTCTTGCAGTACGCCGGAAAATTTGAAATCTTCGTGCTCGGCAATACCTTAAGGAAATGCGGGTTGCCACATTTCGGGCACTTACACCATTTAGAACTCATATATTACCAACTTTCTGTAGGTTGGCGTGTCTCACAGTGTTATTATAAAACAAACTTATGTTTGTTTCAATAAAAATCTGTAATCTTTTTTACTCCAGCTTATCCTTCTTCCATGATAGCTTGTATTAGCGGCATATATTTTTTTTCCAACCTGATATTTATACGGGTTCTTTCTCCATCAAAAGTGTGAGTTGTCGAAGGGGAAATCTTCTTCTCCTCCTCTTCACGTTCTTTTTCCCATTGATTGGTAATCTCATCTATCCTAGCCTTTTGGCTTTCTGACAATACTCTTTTGCTCATACGCTATGTATCCTCTATTTGCTAAGCTCTGCATGATTCGGTGTTGAAGTTCCCCGGTATTCCCTTCGTCCATCATATCTTCAATGGCCCATCTCCATGCCTGATTATAAGTTACCATATCTATCGGTTTAATAATTTCAACTCTATAGTCATATTTTTCATTTACCAGCCTGTATGATGCTGACTGGAAATACCTCATAAGATTAAAATCATCTTCACCAAACGACATTATTCCATTTGTTTTCGGATGGTTATGCAGTACTATGCACTCTGACAGATCCAAGTTTCCTACGCTGACTGCATCTTCTACACCCTCATTGTAATACAGCCTGCCCTCTTTATCAATGACAATCAGTTTCTCTATTTCACTGTCCCTTATCTGGTTGCCATAGTACTCTATTGCATCTTCCGCCTTAGAAATATCGATCTGTCCGATATATACCGGTTCACTGCCATCCCCTACAGCGTCAGATGCACCTAATGTCTTTGCCTTTAGGTCATTCTCAAAAGAGGTATCATGGTATTTTTTCCACGCCTGTGTCTTTTTCAAATCCGATGTGCCACATTCATACCGCAACCGTGCAGGCTTCTCATTCACTCCAGCAGACTGACAGAACTCCTTGTACTCTCTACGCTTCCTGCTGATTTTCACATTGATCTCTTGTGTATCCATTCCAAGGGCTTTGAGTGCTTCCTTTTCCCGTTTCAGTGCCCGGATATTTCTTTCCAGCGCCCGCATTTTCTGCGTAACAGCATAATAGTCATATTCCTTGCCATTGATAATAACAGGGGACGGCTCCGGACTCTCCTTCGGATAGCTGGACACTCCCTCGAACCACGGATGATGATTATGTCTGCAGTTATACCCATACAGGCCAAGCGGATCATTTTCATGCGCACCATCCACGCTGTAGCCTGTGGCTCTCCATAGATCTGTTATATAGTCCTGGCCAATGCGTTTTGCTTCCGTCCGGTAGTCCTGCCCTTCTTTCACAAAATACACATGGCCCTGCCACTGCTCATGATTGGCATGACCAATTCCCGTGTTACGGGCTCCCCAGTGCTTGGAGACGTATACCAGATTCTCGCCGGATACCATAATATTATTATCCAACACCTTACCGGCCATCTGGTGGCATCCGGTTCTAACCGCCATTCTCGTGGCAGTATCCAGCTGCATAGAGTACCCCGAAGCAAAATCAATGGACCGCAGACCGCTCTGTGCAAGATTATGTACGGTATCCTGTATCACCTTGTCCCGACTGAATGTGCCGGAGCATACTTTTATAATAGCCTTATCCAGTTCCCGCTGATACGTATTCTCCACCGCCTCATATCCGTTCATGGTCTTAAAGCCGGTAGTCTGCGTCATATTTTTAAGGGCTCCGGCCGTCTGCTCCGAAAACATTTCCACAAGTCTCGGCAAAAAAGAGTTATCCGTCAACTCCTTCGCATTCTGTTTCCACACGGACAGATCATCAATCCATGCCATATTCCCGGCACCAGCTACGATCTCATCATTTGCCTTGTATGCCTCCTTGGTAATGTTATTGATAATATCACGGATCTCCCGCTTATATTCCAGGGTGTTTTTAGCCACCGCTTTCCGGTACTCCGGGTCTGACGTCAGTAGCTTCATCGCTTCTTTGCGGATTCTCGCCGGACTATACCCCAGTTCACTCATGGAGTGCGCCTGCAGCTCCGCAGTCCTGGTATATGTCATGGTCTTCTGTATCCTGCGGGCAATATCCACGATGACCTCATGCTCCAGATATTGGAACAGCGGTACAAGGGCTTCTTCTATGATCTCCAACTGCTCCTCTGACAACATTAGTCTTCATCCTCTCCATCCAAATTATCATCAATCTGCAGCTTTTCATCTACCAATTTCTGTGCCTCCTCTTCCGTGAGACTGTATGCGTCCATCAGATACCAAACCGTGAGCTTCGGAATGTCGAAAGAGAGCGCATCATTACGTTTGCGTTCCAGTTCTGCCTCCCGATCAGTGATATAACTATCATCAAAGTCCACCAGGACTTCCTGCTCCAGGTTGAATGACTTGCCGTGGAAGGTATTTGCGAACCACATCACCGCCCGGCAGATATCCTGTATGTATCGGACGGCTTCCTGCCGCTGTCGGTTAAGTTCCTGCATCTGATCCTGACGCTCTCCCACATACTCGGTTGCTGTGGTAATCTGCCCGTTTTCGAAACTATATTTCTTTGTGCCATAGCCGAAGGACATAGATAACAGGGACAATGCCAGTTCAAACGCCTTGGTGATCTGCTCCACACGGATCTCTGGATTATACTCCTGGATCATGCCTTTTTCTTCCGGTAGTTTCTCGCCAGTAAATACGAACAACTTCTTTTGCTCCGTGGTCAGCTTCGGCTTACCATTCTCATCGAACTCACATAGCAATTCACTAATTAGAATGATCTTTTCTGACTTATCCAAATCAGAAAAAAGAACGTTATAACACAGATCCACAACTTTCAGCGCCGGGATTGCATCCCACAACTTCGGCAACCCATAGCCTTCCATATCATCCAGATTATTAACCTCCGCATTCCGCATCACCGCAAAGGGCTTCACATCACCTAGTTGTACAACGGTTTTCCTATCTGTTATCTCAGTACCTTTATCGTCAAACACATGTGTCTCTGCAATGTAATTGCCATCCTCGCCAATGGTAAACAGTACCAGCGTGGTCTGCTTCTTTCCCTTGGACAAAGCACTCCCCGAGAAAGCAGCCTCGATCACAATATCATCTTCCACAGTCAGCGGCAGAAATGCATCCGCCTCCACATAATTCAGTTTGATCTCGCCGCCCTGCACGGAACCATCATCCATAAAGGTTGCATTGTCCAGACGGATGTAGCAGGCCGTTGTCCCGTCCGCTGAGGTCTTTTCCAACTGCTTGCGGTACTGGGTATTAAATTTACTGCCGTCAAGCACTGCTGCAACATAGTCAGCCTGTTCACCGTCCCCGGCATTGATCTCTAATACTTCACACAGGTTTGCATCGTCCGAACAGCACCGCTTTCCAAAATTCAACCGGCTCAGTTCGTATTGGATCCCATTCAGCGTTTTCCGTTTATGAAAGTCCTCTATAATCCTGTTGCTGTACCAGTCATCGCATACCTGAATCTTGCTCAGAGCATTATCATTGACTGTGTATCCCTTTTTCTGTAAAAAATCCTTTACGCATCCTTCCATTTTCTTCTCCTTATCTTTTTAGATCTATATACTCCACGAAATCCAACCACGTATAGCAGAAGCTGTCCCACCTGTCGTTGACATTTCCTATGTTCTTGTCCTCCGGCTGGTCCGGGTGATCCTCGTCCCACCGCAGGGAAGCAATCGCCTTTCTGGTCTGTACGCAACGCTTATTGATTTTGAGCCGTCCACTGTTAAACAACATATCCACCGTCTTGGGACGCTCTGATATCTCATTTTTACGGCACCCCTTGATGTTCTGGTACGGCAGCCTCGCCTCCTTGGCCGCACTCCGCAGACTGTTGATCATGGTAGGGCTGGCGCTGTCCGGGAACACCCAGTCCACCCTGCCATACTTTTGAATACACATACGGTAGAACTCCACAAACTTGTCGCAGATTTTTTTGCTGTCAATATCTTCTGACAACGGTAACCCATCCTCTTCCAGTGCCTTGAAATCATGATACCTGTTCTGATAGCCGGTAAGGTTGTATGTTGTCATAGAGCCGTTACCGCCGAAGTCGATACCCATTACAATCTTGAAGAACGGAACCTTCAGTTTTCCTTTATCGTCAAAGATATCCGCATCCTCAAACAGATACGGCGAATCATCATCGGCAAAGTATCGGAAGATGATACCGGATGCCAGCACCCACAGCCCTGATATGAACCGATCATAAAACACACCCTTGTACATACGCTCATATCGTTCGATAATCTCCTGTGCAAGGCTCGGGTTGTCCCGCATCGTGAAATGTACCCGGATTAGATTCTTTTCAGTGATCTTGTCGATCCATTCCAGTTTTATGTAATGATCGGGACCTTCCGGGTTGCAGTTGAACCAATATTTAGAACCTTCCACAGAGCATCGGCCTGTTGCCTGGTTGACAAACGACTCCGGCATCAGGGCTACCTCATCGAAGAATACTCCGGCCAGTGTGATACCTTGGATCAGATCCTGCGATCCCTCATCCTTTCCGCCAAACAGGTAAAAGGTATTCTCCTTATCCCCCTTCCGGACAACCATATAATTCTCCGAACGGTGCTCCTCAACCTGATACCCACGGGACAGGAGCATACGCTTTAACTGTCCGATCACATTACGACGGAGTGACTGTATTGTCTTACCACAAAGTGCAAGGTTCTGCCCGTCAAATGTTTCCATCGCCCACAGGATGAACGACAGGGACATAACTGTGGTCTTGCCGGAACGAATTGAACCATCACAGATAATGCCATCTTTATCAGCATACGGACTCTCCAGCATCCACCACTCCAGAACGACTTTCTGTTTATGGCTGAATGGTGTGAATTTGAACAGTGCCTTACGTTTCAACTGCATCATCCTCCTTGAAGGTTGCCGCTACATCACCCTGCAGTGCATCCATAAAGCCATCATCCTCGTGCTCCGAAGATTCTCCGCCCTCTTTCTCGGCTCTCCGCCTCTCGTACTCCACCCGGTACTTGCTCTCCGGGTGCATCAGGAAGTACTTGGTCAGCCAGTCAAACGCCTTCTGCTTGTCCGCCAGTTTTATAGATACCCCGTCCTTTCCCTGCTTCACCTCTTGAATGATCTGCGTATCCACATTATTGGAATCAGCCAGTCTGACCGCATTCACCTCTTTAGTAAGGTACTGCTTGGTGTCGGGATCCTTGACCGGGCCGAACGCTCCCATGACCTGCACATTCTCACGCCCGAATGACATATAATTGCCAATGTCCGCAAACGCGATACGCATCTGAAGCTCCACCACGTCCTCGGTGCTGGTGACGATCTGCTGGCGCTTCAGTTCTTTCAAACGTTCTATTTCTGTTCTCACCCTAACATTTCCTAACAATCGAGGCCCTGCGCAGAGTGCAGATTCGTAAGTGCATCCATATGCCTTCTGGTAGCTCTGTGCCGCATTGAATGTCCGGCTGTAATAAATACAGAACATCTGCTGCTCTGCCGTCAGATCTTCATTCTGTAATGTCTCCCTCGTTCCATCATCAATAGTTGGCTTTTTTTCCGTTCTCTTCTTACCCGAACGCTCGCTTTTCTTGCTCGTGTCACATTCCGAACGTTCGCCATCCCATCCGTGCGTACTCTTCCACCGCCGTACCGTTCCCGGAGGTACCTCCAGTTCAGCCGCAATGTCTACCAGTTTCATTCCTTGCTTATATAGTTCGTATGCTTTATCACTTAATGGATTTTTCTTTGCTGTCACTGACTACCTCCTTTCTGACAAAATAAAAAGAGCCAGCACATGGATTTCTCCACGTATCGGCTCTATGGCTCTGTTTACTTAATACATTTTTTTTATTGTAAAATTCTC